TTGATTCAAAAATTTTTAGAGGTTTGTTTTGACTTGTTAACCTGGTTAAAAGAAACTCTTAAAATAGAAATCGTAGACGTAGTCATAGACTTATTAGTTCAACCTCTAAATTTTGTAAAAGGAATAAAATTGACTAAAGAGTTAAGCAAGATGACCATAGAATTTCAGAAAAACAACCAGATTATTTTTGATCCAGTTGTTAGAACTAAATGTATGGATTTGTATAATGAAATTAAGACTAATGTATATATACAATCCTTGTTGCTTAATCCCGCATATAAAATATATGCTCAGCAATATACTACTTTGCAACTTATGAATAAGTTGTCATCTAATTTTGATGTTTCAGCTAGAAATGAACCCGTCTGTATAGTTTTCGAAGGAAAAGCAGGATGTGGAAAGTCTACCTTAATGAATAAGGTAGTAGATTATTTAGTTAGAAAATCTTATTCTATTTATAATCATTCATGCCCTTCGGTAGATGCTGGTAAAGATTTTTACGATGATTACTTAGATCAGGACGTGTTCGTTATGGACGACGTAGGTCAACAGGGAGTTTCTCAGTGGAGGCAAATTATAAATTTTGTTTCTCCGGTTAAATTTCCTTTAGAATGTGCTGAAGCCAAACTTAAAAACACAAAATATTTTAATAGTAAATTGTTGTTATTAACCACCAATCATTTCTCTGATTTACATAGTTTTACAAAAGCAGATTGTATAGCGGAACCTGAAGCTTTGTTTCGCAGGTGTCATGTATTGAATTTTGATAACGCTAGCTTTGTTAAAGGCAAAATGTTAGGATTTATTCAATACAAGAAGTTTGATCATTTAACACGCACGTGGGAGGAACAATTCATTGGTCCTCAATCTGATTGCAAAATGGAACCCAGATGCAGTTTAGGTAATGACAATAATACAATTGCATGGGTTTCTTCGATGATAATTACATTTTTAGACAAACAAAGTCAATTATATGACATTAACAAGCTGAATGATACTGACGAACAAGAAATTGATACTTTAGTTGATTGTTTGATGAACGGAGACGAATCTGTAGTGAGTATTGATTCCCGCAAATTGCTGGAATTGAGAAGTCATTTAAATGAGGAGTATTTTGATTCTGTAGAACCTCAGTCGTTTTCTTCTTTGTTATCAGAGATTTGTACTGACAACATAGAACTTTTCAAGGATTATTTTTCTTATTTTAAAACACATTTTATAGAAAATACTATTTTAGTTTATGAGACTATGAAGAGTACATTATCTGAAGATACTTACACAGGCGCTGCTATGAGAGGAGCGCTGAAAGGACTTGTGGGAACTTTGATTTCTTTTGCAGCTCAGCATATATGTGCATATTTCTTAGGTGATGCCAACCCAGATACTTTGACAGAACATTCGTTTAGACAGCAAAGTGTTAAAACGTGGTATAGCGCCCATTCTGATTATGTACGTAAAACCCTTCCATCCGCTATAATAGATAATAGCAATGATACTTTAAGTGATCTTGTAAACATCGATCATGAATTAGGAACTCGAATTTCATCTTTGAGATCAAAAATGAGAATTGTTGAATTAATTAGCAAAACTGGTTTTAAGAATGTAGCTCAAGGTATAGTTTCAGGAAGACGCATAATAGTGCAATGTCATTCATACGATACTACACAAGGTGTGGCGAATATTTTTAGAGATTGGAATTGTTATAGTAACAATTCTTACGAATGCAATAACATTCCTTTTAAAATAGTAAAAGAGTGGCCTGAATACGACATGTCTATTATAGAGATAGACTTAGCAATTCCTATTTATAAAGATGCTACACATAGTTTATTTACAAAAGATTTGGATTTAGACGTGTCTTTTAATGCAAGAAAGATGTATTTTATTAATGCGCAAGCTGCTTTGAGTTTAGACAATAATTTTACTATTAATATGGATTCTTTCCAAGTGCAAAGTCCTGTGGTAAACAAGACTTACACGGTGATGCCTGGAGCAGGTATAGAATATTCTATTATAGCCCCTGGTTTATGTGGAAGTTTGTTAGTAGATGCAGAATTCGGTTTGTGCGGATTGCACGTTGCAGGAAGTTCTGATAGAGGATTTGCATTTGTTTTACCTAAACGGGTTTTACGAGAGTTAAAGAATTTGTTAACATTTAGAGAAAGTCATCATTTAGAAATTAAGGATAACATAGAGCCTGAGTATTCTGGTTTGAAATTATTTAACGATATTTTTCCTTCCAAGAGACCTTTAAACAAAACCTCTTTAAATAGGAGTGAATTGCATGACGTATTGACTGATGAGATAGCAGAAGTAGGAGAGAAATTACCTCCTAACTTTCTATCTCACGGGACTAAAACTTTAAATAAAATTGCTGCTAAATCTTTAAAACCAATTCCTTATATACCAGACGATGCGATACAATTCGGTAAGAAATGTATTCGGCGGTTCTTTATAGATTTCGACGATCTATCAGATAAGGAAGTTATTAAGGGTATAAAAGAAGAAGATTTATCGGGTCTGAATAAACAATCCGTCAACGGATTTGGATACGAAAAAGATAAGACTCAATATATAGACTTCGATGAAGGAGTAGTTACAGAAAAATTCATAAGCATAATTAAAAATTTTCGTGAAGATTGTAAAAACGATACTACTAAGATTCAAGATTTATTATTTTATGAGGCTTTTAAAGACGAGCTACGTCTGGAAGAAAAGGTAGACAAACCTCGTTCATTTAGAGTGGCTCCTTTACATCATACTTTTTTGGTTAAGAAATGCTTAGGCAAATTATTTTCTCATTGTAAAAATAATATGTGGGAAAATCAGATGGCTATAGGTATGAATCCGTATAAACATTGGAACAGACTGTATCAAAGATTAAAAACTTCATTTATTAATTTCGATGGAGATTTTGGAAATTGGGACGGGGGAGCCCCAGCTCAAGTGCAAGATGCAATTTCAGAGATGGTTCTAGAGTTTTACAAAGGTCAAGATCCGGAAGCGTTGAAGGTCTTACTTAATTCTATGGTCAGGACATTTGTCTTGATAAAAGAAAAAGTTGTGTTGACAACACATTCTATGCCTTCAGGTTGTTGGGTTACGGCTTTCTTTAACTCTTTGATAAACAGATTTTTAACTGCTATGGTTTTATTTACTGAAATGGCTAAGGATGGTTTAATACCTACAGTCGAAGATTTTGATGCATTGATTGATTTTGTAATGGGAGACGATAAAATATGCGGAGCGCCTAAGCGTTTAGCGAAATATTTTAATGCTATAACAATGAGAGATTTTGCTCATAGTATAGGTATGAAGTATACAGATGGAGATAAAGGAGAAATCACAGAGATTTCTAAGCCTTTAAGTGAATGTGTATTCTTAAAAAGAAACTTTAGACTTCACTCACAGCTTTGCACCGTCGTTGGACCTTTGTCCTTAACTACGTTGATAAATTCATTAAGATACAAAGATTCTTCCAGGGACTATGATGAGATCATGGGAGGAAAAATGACTGCTTTTCAGTTTGAAATGTTTCTCCACGAGAAGCCAGAATTAAAACAAAAAGTTTTAGAATCAGCGCGTGACTCATCCTTTTATTTTAAAGAGTTTAGTGATGAGCACATTAGTAAAACTATGAAAGAAGATGATACTTATATTTCAATAATGAAGAATTTAGGGAAGATGATTTCATCTTATTCTTGAGTTCACACCCCAACTTTTAGTTGAGACATAGTAAATGGAGTTATAAAAGGT